ATAGGTGGAACACTTGTAAATGACGCAGAAAAGATTTCGAAAAAACTAATGGAAACATTAAAAAATCCATTTGCTTCTACACAGATATTTGGTTCTTTAGGTCTTCCATTTGGAAATATACTTGGCGCGATTACTAGTTTACTAGTTGATAGAAAACCTCAACAAGCAATAGGAGAAGTGGTTCCTAGTTTACCTATTAATGCTGAAGTTCCGGAAATTGCTCCTGCTAATATTGTAGATGCAGATGGATCTACAAATTTTCGTAAAGTAGTAGAAGAAGATAAACCTCTTCCTAGTAATGTACAAAATAGTATTCCAACATATGTTATAGGAGGTGATTCTACTAAATTTACATATCCTTTGCCAGATAATTATGTGTTTACAGAAGTTGGAGGCGTAGAAGAACTTGAACAAGAATTAAGAAATGAATCACGAAATATTAGTACAGCAGTTGTAAGATGGTCTGAATCTTATATTTCTGATTTTTCAACTGCATCCAGTTTAGCAGATCAACATATTCGTTTTATACAGCAATCAACAGATGCTAGAACTTTAGTTGCATATACACAAAGAGGTGGTTCGTTTATACCTGGTATTTTATGGCATTATGTTATAAGAAAAGATGGAGTAATACAAAGAGGACGGCCTTTAAGTATTGGAACATATGATCCAAGTAAAGCTTTTAAAGGATTATCAGAACATACTATACAAATAGGATTTATTGCTGGTTACGATAGTTCTAGACTTGATCCAGGTGCTCGGCTAACATCACAATCTATATCACCTTTACAGTGGAAAGCTTTCAATAGTTTCTTAGATTCTTTTTATAAAGCGATACCTGGTGGTCAAGTTTACGGATGGAATGAATTAGTTGATACTTCATCAGCCAGTCCAGGATTTCCTGTTTCTTCCTATATTTCATCTCGCTATGGCAAAATTAATTTAGATGCAAATAAACAATCTAACGTTTTAAGTAAATCTAAAATTGCTACATCAGTTGCTCCAAGTGTGAAAGAACCTTCTCGCACAATTTCAAGAGAAGATTCCTTCTTTAAAACTCCAGAAATTGAATCATCAATTACTACACCTATCAATACTACAACAGGTGATCGCGAACCACCTACAGACGAACAAATGTTAAATGCCTCTATTCTTTACAATAACAGAAAAAGAGATCTTATTTTAGCCAAAATTGAATTAGATAAAGAGCAAGCTTTAACAGATTTAAGAAGAGGAGTTGATAACTCTACTACTTTAGAAATAAGAAATTTACAAGCTCAAGTCGAATTGATTGAAGAAGATTTAATTAAAATAAGAAAAGATTTAACTGATCAACTGTTTATATATGATGATGAAAATGAAGAATGGATAACAAGACAAGATAAAGATGAAATACCAGCTGGAGTTAGATTTAATTTAGAGTTAGGCGAATATGGAGCTAAAAATACAAAAGGAAAATTCAGGTATCTACCTGATTTAGAAACTGCTATCGGATGGACGAAAGAATAAAATGCCAAAACAAACTTACGATGACAAAAATTTAAATTCTCTTAATAACTTCGAAGATAAGGTTCAGGTAACAAATCCTTTTGACGATATTGCAAAGTCATATCCTAGTTCAAAATATTATAATCAATCTTCGCTCAATAAATCTGCAAGAGGTGGTGTAACAAATAAAGTTTATTTAGGCGGTGGTGACTTTACTGTAGATTTAAATTTATCTGATGTTCCTTCTTCTGAATATCCATACAATCAGGTAAAAGAAACAAAGGCCGGCCATGTAATAGAAATAGATGATACACCAGGTGCTGAAAGAATTTTAATTAAACATTTTACTGGTACGGGCGTAGAAATGCGCGCAGACGGAACTATGATAATGAGTTCTACAAATAATACTGTTAAAATTACAGGTGGCGATGAAAAGGTAATTATTGAAGGTGATGGAGAAATATCTTACAACGGCAATTTATCTTTAAATGTAACAGGTGATTTTGATTTGAAAGTTGGTGGTGACTTTAATGTTATTACATCTGGTGATCATATAGAAAATATTCGTGGTGCATATAAGCAAACTGTTGAACGTAATATGCAAACCACTGTTAAGAAAAATCGTTCTGAATATATTATTGGTGCACAAACAGAAACAATACTTGGTGATCGTAATACAATCACAAAAGGTTTACTTCGAAATTATGTAGAAGGAAATATAGAACAATTGTCTGGCGGCGATATGATACTCACCGCAAAAAACACTGCAAGTATGTCATCACCTAATATTAATATTGCAGCAAGTAGCTTGACTGCAATAGGTGATAGCGGTACAATGGGTGGTGATGAAATTGTTTACTATGGAAAGACTGCGCATATCGATCGTGTTAATAGCACATCAACTCATTCGACTGCGATGTATGCTACTACTTTCCACGGAGATTTAGATGGTACAGCTTCACAAGCTACACAAGCTGGTAGAGCTGGCACTGCTGGTGCTTTAGGTGCAGGTGGAAGTGGAGGTTCAATAACAGACGATACAACCGAAGCAACAAATAAAAATACTGTCGAACCTACGACTGCAATCATGAACGATTATCTTAATAATTCGAATCTTGGTGTAAGACAAGTAGCAATTGATCCGGGTGATGTTATTAAAAATCAAATAGATAAATCTGTTGATTATGGAGGTGTTTCGTCTCGTAAGTTATCAACAGAAGAAGTTAGATCTAAATTAAGAGATCCTTTAACAGTAGCAAATAAAAAATTTATTGGCACAGTTATTTCTGAAGGCATATTATCTTCATCTTACATCAATGGTATACCTCCAAAGACAGGAAGAACTGTTGGTCCAGAAACTACTCCTCGAAGAAATAAAAAAATCATTGGCAATAATAATTCTTCAATACTTCAAAGGTTTTCATAATGACATTTTATTTACCAGATCCTGCTTATAATCCAGAAAATCAAAGCACTATAACTTCGCGAACAAAGCTGGCAAAGGGAATATCTATTGCTAAATTTTTAGGAGGCTATGGCGATCAAGTTACTTTAAATCATATACCTACTGAAGTAAAAAAGAGAAAAATAGCAAAACAACTTTATTTGCAAGCACAGGTTATGCTTTCTATTTCTACTAATGAAAGCGAATTTGAAGATTTTAGATTAATAGTAGCCGAAGGATTATATAAGAAAGGTGATGATGAAACTCTTAAGCCTGGTAGTATTAACGATCTAATGACAGAAGGACGAGCTGTTGTGTATGAACTGATTGATTCGCGAGGACAAAATGCTACAAGCCAAACATTTGATCTCGCTGTGTATTGGAAAGATAATATACAATTTGAAAAAATGATATTAGATTATGATACCTATGATCCAAATGGAAATTTAAATGCTCAAATAATTATGATTATGCCAAAAATACAAGATCCATGGGAAGTAAAATTTACGAATCAACTTGAAACTAGATTCAATAACTATGTTCAAAGTACAAATGAATTAGTTGAAATATTGTTATAAATAGAAGTAATAACATCAGAGGACAATAATGGCGCGTGCATTTGCAATAGAAGACGGTAACCTTAATACAAAAGGAATTACTGTTGTTAGAGAAAGAACATATAAAGATATTGATCTTACGTTTGCAAAGAGACCGTCAGGAGATATATACAAAAAAACTGATGCAGCTGCTGTAAAGCAAGCAGTTAAAAATATTTTACTTACTAATCGTAGAGAAAAACCTTTTCTGCCTAATTACGGTGGAAACCTTTCATCTTTTTTATTTTCGCTTGACGCTGAGTTTGATATAGATGAAATACAAGAAGAAATACAGCGCGCTATTTCGAAATACGAGCCAAGAGCAAAAGTTATTAGCGCTGAAGCTGATATAAGAGGAGAGCAGCATACTGTAAATGTAACTGTGACTTTTCAAATATTGAGCACATCAGAAGAATTTACAGTCGACTTAACAATTACGAGGTTGAGATAATATGGCAACCACAATCAAATCAACTGAACTAGATTTTGACACAATTAAAACTCGCTTAAAAGATTTTTTAAAATCAAAAAGTGAATTTGCTGACTACAATTTCGAAGGATCAGGTCTTAATAACATACTCGATGTTTTAGCATATAACACTCATTTTAATGGATTAATTGCTAACTTTGCATTGAATGAATCATTTCTCAACACTGCACAACTAAGATCTTCGGTAGTGTCACATGCTGAAACTTTAGGATATGTTCCAAGATCATATTCTTCATCAGTTGCACTCTTAAATTTACAAGTTGTTATAACAGATGCAGTAAGACCAGAAACAATAACATTACCTAGATTAACTACATTTACTGCTAGTGCTGATGGTGTTTCATATACTTTTCAAACTTTAGAATCTAATACTGCAACAGATGACGGCAATGGTGTTTATCAATTTATCACCTCATCTGGAAGCACATCAATACCTGTTAATGAAGGAACTCAAAAAACAAAAACATATTTTGTAGGAGAAACTGAAGACGAACAAATATACGTTCTACCAGACATAACTGCAGATACTAATTCTTTTGATGTAAAAGTTTTCGAAACTGCATCAAGTAGTTCTTATGAATCATATACAAATTTAAGAGATGCAGTTTCAATCTCAACCACTTCAACCTTATATCAAGTTAAAGAAGTGCCTAACGGATATTATGAAGTAGTGTTTGGTGATGGTGTAACTACAGGAAAAACACCAAGTGCAGGCAATAAGATAGTTATTACATATCTTTCAACTAAAGCTGGAGCAGCAAACGGTGCTCAAACGTTTACACCTTCTAGCCAGCTCACAGTTTCAGGATTTGGCAGCTATACAATTAATACTACAACAGTCGCTGAATCTAGTGGAGGCGCGTTTAAAGAATCACTTGCTTCTATTCGTAGAAATGCACCATTAGGATTTGCATCACAACAAAGATTAGTTACAGCAGAAGATTACAGAGCTCGAATCTTAGCAAAATATAATAACTATTTAAATGATGTAAGTGCATGGGGCGGTGCTGACAACGATCCTCCTCAGTTTGGTGCTGTTTATGTTTCACTTAATTTTAAAGACACAGTAAGCGCAACAACTCAAGCTAATATTAAAAACGAAATTGTTTCAAACATTACAGACAACTTATCAATTATGTCAATTGATACAGAATTTGCAGATTCAATTACAACATACTTAGAGCTTTCTACTTTCTTTAATTTAGATCCAGATTTAACTAACTCTTCGTCTAGAACAGTAGAAAATTTAGTTAAGTCAACAAAGCAAACATTTTTCAATGACAACTTAAAAGCATTCAATAAAGTATTTAGAAGATCTAATTTATTAAAAGTTATTGACGATTTAGATGTTGCAATTCTTAACTCACGTATTGATGTTAAAATGCAACAAAGATTTACACCAACAACTGGAACTGCTGGTACTTATAAAATTCAATTTCCTGTTGCAATCGCATCACCTGACGATCAAATACATAGAGTAACCACTACTCGTTTTCTTTTCAATGATAAAGTTGCTTTGATAAGAAATAAATTAAATGAAAGCAAACTTCAGATAGTAAATCCTGATGGAGATGTTTTACTTGATAATGTTGGTTCATATGATGCAGGAGCAGGTATAGTTAATATTGTAGGATTCAATCCGCAATCAATTGAAGGAGCTACAGAATTAAAAGTTTCTTGTGTTCCTTCAAACCAAAGTACAGTAAGACCATTAAGAAATTATTTACTCGATTATGATCCTAACTTATCAGTATGTGTAGCACAAATCGACTATCAAGAGACAAGATTGACTATTTAAATGGCACACCAATTAGGCGAATATAAAAGAAGAGATGTTAATCTAAATAGGAGATCTGTAAGAGAAGTTCTTCCAGAACACTTTACTTCTGATTATCCTGATTTAGTAAAATTCTTAGAATTTTATTATGATTTTATTAATCAAGAAAACACAAATGATAATTTTGAATATGATATAAAAAATTTATATAGTACAAGAGATATTTCTGAAACCGATTTAGCTAATTTAAATCTGATTATTAAAGAAGTTGGAGATAATCTTGAAACAGGTTCTCTATTTAAAGATGCAAGATTTACAGCAAAAAGATTTGCTGATTTCTATTTATCAAAAGGATCACTTAATTCAATCAAAGAATTTTTTAGAGCTTTTTTTCAAGAAGAAATAGAAGTTGAATACACTAAAAAAGACGTGTTTAAAATAGGAGAGTCTACGAGTAAAATAGGTTTTGATTCTCAGAAGTTTATTCAGAACTATGGATTGTATCAAACATATGCATTACTTATTAAAAGTGGTATAGGAACAAGAACTTGGTCTGCATTGTATAAAAAATATGTACATCCAGCCGGTTGGTTTTTTCAAGGACAAGTAGTAAATGAAGGTCAAGCTGATTTAAATTTAAATCTTATGCCTCTTTCAGTTGAAGATTCAAGTGTTGGTCCTCAAATAATTGGCGAAGGAATAATGAGTTTAACAGCGCCATTTACGAATATGACTGCACAAACATTTGGTGCTACTGTTGATGTAGATAGAAACAAAATTTCTTTTATCGATTCAACTGGAGATTCTGGAGTTTCACCTGCACTTATTCAACGTTACACTGAAGATATTATTAGAATTATTTCACCAAATGCACCTACTATGGACGATAGTGATACAAACGCTGGTCCTGACATGTCAGCGGCTGAAACATTCTTATATACAATGGACGGTGTAATTCATGCAGATTCAGACCAAAGAAGTTAAATTTTTGATTATAAATAAAGGTATATAATCGTAAGGGATTAAAATGACTCGACAAAATATATTCATTGGCTCAGCAGCAAACGACGGTACAGGTGATACTCTACGTGCTACAGGCCAAAAAATAAATCAAAACTTTAGAGAAATATATGAGCGCCTTGGAGGAGATAGTAGTGTTCTTTCTGCTCAGATATCTCTTGTCGATAGTGCTATTATTTTTGAAGGTACCGGAGTTGATGACTTTGAAACAAGATTAGAAGTTGCTAACCCTACTGCTGATAGAACAGTTACATTTCCTAATGCCACTGGTAACGTTGTTCTAGACACTACTGCACAAACTCTTACAAACAAAACTCTCACATCTCCATTTCTTACTACACCTCAAATAGATGATTCTGCAGGTGATCACCAGTATATTATTACTCCTAGTGAGTTAGCAGCTGATAGAAATGTCAATCTGCCTATACTTACTGATAGTGATACATTTGTATTTCAAGCTCATACACAAACTTTAACAAACAAAACTCTTACTACTCCTACACTTAATTCACCTACAGTTGGAACTCTGATTAATGATACTAATGGCAATGAAGTAGTTAAAATTACTGCAACCGGTTCTGCAGTAAATGAAATTACTTTAGCAAATGCAGCCACAGGTTCCGGACCAACAATATCTTCTACTGGTGATGATACAAATATAGATTTAAATTTATCATCAAAAGGTACTGGAGCAATTAAAGTAAAAACTAAAATTGCATTTCAGCATGAAAATTTCACAGCAGCTTCCGGAAGTGTTGATTTAACTGTACCGTTAACAGTGTTTAATAGAGCTACAGCAATTGCTGCTACTCTTGGAAATGGTGATGTAACAGGTCAAACTAAAAAATTAGTTAATGTAAAAGCGGGTGTTGTAACAGTTACTCCTACTACATTTTCTCAAGGGACTTCATTTACTCTTAAAGAAAATGGTGCTGTTGAATGTATATGGATAGATGCTAACGAAATATCAGGAGAAGATGGTTGGCATCTATTAGGATTTGACTCATCTTCAACACAATATATAACTATAACTTAAGAGATAAAACATGCCAGCAATTATTACAGATACTCTTAAAAAACAATTTTTAGATACGCTCTTCACTGAAGCTACCGGCGGTGTAATTAATTACTACATTGGCGTAGGTAGATCTGAAACATGGGACGCAGACGATACAGTTCCTACACCTACAAACTCTTTAAGAACTATAAGAAATGCTCGTTTTCCATTACAGGCTGTGAAAAAAGTAGCTGATGTTTCATTTGTTATTCCTCGCCATAACTGGTCTTCTGGTTCAATATACAGCGCATTTGATGATAATTATTCTTCATATCCAGATAACTCATATTATGTATTAACAGATGAAAATCAAGTTTATATATGTCTTCAACAAGCTCTTGATAATGAAGGATCACCTGTTGTATCAACTGTAAAACCTACTGGAACCGGATTAATTCCATTTGCAACTTCAGATGGTTATGTTTGGAAATATCTTTATAGTTTAAGTGGTGTCACGTCAAATCGTTTCTTATCTGGTAATTTTATGCCAGTAAGAAAAATATTAGATTCAGCTGCAGATCCGAGTTTAAACTCAATACAAGCTACTCAAGCTGGAATTCAAGAAGCAGCGAGTTCAGGACAATTAGTTGGAATAAAAGTTACAGCTGGAGGCACCGGCTATACATCAGCACCTACAGTAACTATAACAGGAAATGGTAGTGGTGCTGCAGCGACTGCAACTGTCAATGGTGGTGCCGTAACTAAAATTGAAATGAATACAAGTGTAGATTCCGGAATCACTATGGGATCTGGATATGACTTTGCTAGCATATCTTTTAGTGGTGGAGGAGGTTCAGGTGCGACTGCACGAGCTATCTTTGGTCCGGATTCAGGTATAGGCGGCAATCCTATTAAAGATTTAGCCTCAAGTTCTCTTATGTTTAACGTTAAACCAGCAGGTGCAGAAGGTGAAGATTTCTTTGTAGATCAAGATTTTAGACAAGTGGTTTTGATGAAAGCACCTACTACACATGCAGGAGCAGCAATTACTGCGACTACAGCTAGAGTTTTAAGATATTTGCTTCTTACATCTACATCTGATGTAGCATCTTTTTCAAAAGATCAAATAATTACAGACGGTACAGCTTCTGCTATTATCGATGACTTAGATAGTGATCGTATATATGCTCATCAAACTGAAGCAACTGGATTCGCTGATTTTACTGAAGGAAATGCTGTTACTAGTACTCCTGGATCAGGCACACTTGTTTCAGCAGGTTACGATGGTGATACCGATGCATTTACAAATGAAGATATGAAAAACTTTTCAGGCGACATATTATATGTAGAAAATAGATCAGCAGTACTAAGAGCTGCAGACCAAACAGAAGATATAAAAGTTGTAATTTCATTATAGGGTAAAATAGATGGCGACTCAACTCACAAGTAATACATTCTCAGGCACTTACAAAGACGATTTCGCTGACAGCGCCGGCTATCATAGAATACTCTTTAACAGCGGGAGATCTCTTCAAGCACGTGAATTAACACAAATGCAAACCATTTTGCAAAATCAAATTTCGCGAATGGGAAATAATATATTTAAAGAAGGCTCTGTAGTAAAAGAAGGAGCTCAAGCTCTTAACAACGGATATGAATTTATTAAGTTAAATACAGACGTAGAAGATTTACCAGCAACTCCTTCAAGTTTAGTAGGTGTTACTTATACTGGTGCTACATCTTCTGTTGAATTTAAAATAATTGAAGTTGTCGAAAAAGTTGATGCAAATAATCCAGCAACTCTATATGTTCAATACACTAGTACTGTTAACTCATCTGCAGCTACAACTGGACCTATAAGAATGACACCAGGAGAAACAATCACATCTTCTAGTGGAAAAAATTTAATAGTTCAGACAACAAATACAACAGCAAATCCTGCTGTTGGTAGAGGAATTAGATATTCTATTGATCAAGGAATTTATTTTGTAAAAGGTTTTTTTGTATTTACTGAAAGACAATCGAAAATTCTTTCAAAATATTCTGATACATTTACTGGAGATGTTGGTTACAAAATAACAGAAGAAATTCATACAATTTCAGATGATACTTCTTTATACGATAATCAAGGATCTACACCTAATATCGCAGCTCCAGGTGCAGATAGACTTAAAATAAGTTTAACTCTCATAGAAAGATCAGAATTAGCTGCAGATGAAAACTTTTTGCAAGTAGCTCGTATAGAAAACGGTGCCTTATATAGAACTATTGATACGAATGATGCTTACAATATTCCTAATGATCTTATTGCAACTAGAATAAAAGAAAACTCAGGTGATTATACTGTAAAACAATTCAAAGCATACTTTGATTTAGATTCAGCAAATACTCATTTACTTCTCAAAGTAAGTGATGGTGTCGTAGTAGTTGATGGATATAGAGCCGCCAAATTTTCACCGACAGATATTAGAGTTCCAAAATCAACTGACACGATAACGGAGCCAAATGAATTTATTACTGTTGATTATGGAAACTACGTGATTGTAGATCCAGCTGAAACATCAGGTCTTCCAAATATAAACGTATTTGAACAATTTAATATATGCGGAACTAGTACTACA